CAAATAGGTATACCAGTAAAGTCAGTTTTACATACTGATGGAACGGAGGAGGTAGAGCAGGCGGTAAAGAAAGCGGAACATGCAACAGTAAGAGCACTGCAAGCAACAGTTGAAGCAGAAAGAGCTGCAGAAACAGCAATGTTAAGTAAAGAAGTGTCCGAAACGGACACCATAAAGCCAGAACATAAAATAACCCATAAACTAAAAATTTTTGAGGAAGTACAGGGTTTATCGAATGGTACAAAAGTATGGATTGACAGCGTTTATCCGATAGAAAATACCTTCTTAGGGATAAAGAAAGACAATGTAATTACTGATATTAAGGGTAAAACAGTATGGGCGTTAGCAACTGATTTTAGAGTATTATGCAAGGCTTATAAATGGAAAGATAAGAATAAAATGAGTAGTCTTTTAAGGCTTTTGTATAACATACAGATTTTGCAAGAGACTGGAATGCTCGAAGAAGAGTTTAATATATTTGATCAAGAAAACCCAGACATAAAGACTATTGATGAGCTAAATGAAACAATAGAAACTGAAATATCATATTGGGAAGAATAGTTTCACCATTTAAATAAATGTGAACTAAAAAATAAATTTTAAACGTCATAGGTAAGCTTTTAAAGGCGCGCCGCCTCTCTGACGAGAGAGGACTTATGACTATGAAAACAAACAAGAAGATTGAATACAAAAGCAAAGTATACACCGACAGACCTACATATGCAGATTTTGAATCACCGCGCAAATTTGAGGCAATTAAAAGCATCATAGCAAAAAGGCTGATAGAGCATCCGAATGCAATATGTTCTTATTCAGGAGGCAGCGATAGTGACATCATGCTTCACTTGATTGAGACAGTACGTCAAACATTTAATCTTCCACCTGTCCAATACTGCTTTTTTAACACAGGGCTTGAAATGGAGGCAATTAAGCGCCATGTTCGTAACATGGAAAAGCTTTACGGTATAACAATCACCGAACACAGACCTAAAAAAAATATCGTTCTGGCTACAAGGGAACATGGGCTACCGTTCGTTTCAAAGATTATGTCGGCTGGGTTGGAGGGGGTGCAAAAGAAAAACATTCCGTTGACAATAGCTGATGAATACGCAAATGCAGAAGATAAAGCAGCTAAGCGGGCAGAACTAAAAGCAAGATACCCTGGGTGTGAAACAACAATTAACTTTTTGTGCGGATGTAATTCCGCAGGAGAGCCACGACCTGACATCCAACTTGTCATAAACTCCTCAAAATATATGCTTGACTTTATTAAAGAAAATCCAATCCCTTTTAAAGTAAGCAACAAGTGCTGTGACTACTGCAAAAAACATGTAGCCCACGCAGTGCAAAAGGACTTTGACATGGTAATCACAGGTGAGAGCAGAGATGAAGGAGGCATGAGGTCTGTTCCACGCAAAGACAATACATCTATGTGCTTCTCAGAAACGGCAGGAGGTCAATATAGATTAAGACCCTTATACTATGTGTCGGACGCAGACAAGCAGTGGTACAAGGACTTTCACAAAATTAAATATTCAGATGCATATGAGGTGTATGGGCTGAAACGAACAGGTTGTTGTGGTTGTTCTATTTCTGCTAAGGCGATAGAGGACTTAGAAAAAATACGTCCTTTTGAACCAAATCTAGTAAAGGCTGCATGGAAAGTTTTTGGAGACAGCTACAGGTATCGTCAGCAGTATAACGATTATAAGAAAAAAAGGAACACCGAAGAGAAAAATCTTATTTTGTCAGAGCAAATGAATCTGATTTAATTCGCAATAAAAATAAAAAGCACCCTCAGCGAGAACACCATGCAAGATCTAGCTTAATAATACCAAAATTTAGAGACAAACCCTTAAAACTAAATGATTTAAAGAAATTACCAACTTTATTTAGCATCATATGGCATACCCCCTTTATAATATTTCCTTGCATGGATTTATCTTCTCTACCCCTCTCGGAGAGTGGTGAGGATAAACAACAGGGGGTGCTGTTAGTCCTCGCTCAAGGTACTTTTATTTATCTATTGTACTACATAGAAAACTATTTGTCAAAAGTTGGTATAACTTGAGAAAGGCAAAAAATGAAAATATTTAAATAGCAACCTTTAAAGCGTGAAGAAAGGAGGCGTTGCAACTATGAGCATGACTAGTGAAGAATTAACACGATTTACAAATAAAAAAATAGATTTGGTCGGCTCGTCCAAAGTTTGAGTTAGAATACAAATCTAACTCAAACCTAAGATTGAACTAAGTTACTGTAATTAGCTATTATTAATATTCTGCAAATTATCATTGATGCATTCTAACAAATCATAAGTTTTTCTTTGAATGATTAATAAATCTTTAGTGTTAAATATAGAACAATGACCAGAAAATGCAGACTCTTTATGGAATAAAGCACATTCCATTACACAGTAATCATGTCTAAAAGGACAATATAAATCGATTTTAGTTAAATTTTGTAAATCTATCGCCATAAACATCACCTCCATCTTGAAGAAAATTATACCATAAAAATGAAAGAAGGTATATAAATGGATAATGTTTTTTAAACGCAATAATCAAAGATAGAAAACCAAGGTTAAGAATTGTTGAATGTTTTTTACAAAACGTGAAATATCTATATACTTTTGCAGAAGGTAAAAGTATAATAAAACAAAGTTTACAGAAAAATTCATATAAATGAGGAAGGATGATGATAATGAAAGAAAAGCACATTAAGCACAAAATATTATGTGAGGAATTAAACGAGATTTATAAATCTAAAAATGTAGCTTATGGGGATTCATTTTGAAAAACTTTTAATGAACTTGGACTGATTTCTGCAGTTACAAGAATGTCAGACAAATGGAATAGAATTAAAGCACTTGCAACAGGAGCAGAAAATAAAGTCAAAGATGAGAGCCTAAGAGATACACTTAAAGACATGGCTAATTACTGCTTAATGACCTTGATAGAAATTGAAATACAAGAATATGCTTCACTTTCAGAACAGCATAAAAAACAAATATTTCACAGGTGCATGTCAAAATAGGAATGGAGGTTTGAACTTATGAGTATGACTAAAGAAGAATTAACACGATTTACAAAAATCGAGAGTGAGATAGAGCAAATAAAGAATGAAATTAAGAAATTAGAGCCGGAATATACAAAAGATTCTGTAACAGGCTCACAACCAACATATCCATACATTGCACATCAAATAAAAATTGAGGGATATGATTATAATAGCTATTTTCGAAAAATTAGAAGGATAGAAAATAGGCTTAATACAAAGCTCAATGAGCTTTTAGATACTAAAGATAAAATTACTGAGTACATATACAATGATATTACTGATAGTGAATTAAGGCAGATACTTATATATAAATATATAAATGGAAAAAAGACTAGAGAGATTGCAGAAGAAATGGGATGGACAAGCAGAACAATTGAAAGAAGGCTTAAGAAGTGGAGTGACAGTTTGTCGGTGAATGTCGCGAAAAAGTAAAGTATAATAGTATAATAGAAAAATATCTTTTAATTTTGAACACACGAAACGAGACAGGGAGAAAGACACCTGCCTCGTTTTTATTTATGCAAAAAGGAGCTGATATTTATACAAACAATTAGGTGGATACATTCTGTGGACTGTAGGAGCTGCATTTTTGATTTTAAATCAGCTCCAGAAAAAAAGCGAAAATTATTAATTTCAGAGAGAGAAAGCTGTAAAAAGTGTAATAATTGTGAAAGGTTATCTGAAGCAAAGAAGGTGGAATCTGATGAGAACAGTTGAGCCTATTAGAGATATAGAACTTATACGTCAGATTGCAAATGATCTTAAAGAAAAAAATATTAGGGATTACATAATGTTTTTATTTGGGATATATAGTGGACTACGAATATCTGATATATTGAAACTTAGAGTAAAAGATGTTAGAAATAAAGAATATATTACACTTTATGAGCAAAAAACAGGCAAAGAAAAAAGATTCCTAATTCATCCAGATATTAAGCCAGAAATAAAAAAATATACTGAAAATATGAAAGATTATGAATATTTATTTGCTTCTCGTCAAGGAACAAACAAACCGATTAGCAGAGCTAGAGCATATGATATACTAAAAGAAGTTGCTAAACAATATAACATTGATTCTCTTGGAACTCATTCCATGAGAAAAACATTTGGATTTCTTTTATATCAGCAAACAAAAGACATTGTAATTGTCAAAGAGTTATTTAATCATTCTGATATAGGGACAACATTAAGATATATTGGGGTAATTCAGGAAACTAAAGACCAAGCGGTTAAAAAATTGAGAATACTAAATTTGACAAAGGGGAAAAAGTGATATGTATTCTAAAGCATTAACACTTAATGAATTAAACACTCAAATTGAAGATTTAACTTTAGTAAGAGATGTTGTTATCAAATGTATAAAAGAAAAGCCTGTAACTGCTGAAGGTATTATTGTTCAAAAATTTATAGAAATTCAAAGTATAACTGAAGTAGCATCTTTTGCAAATGAAAAAGGGTTTAGAATAAAGTCAGCTTCAGGTGAAAGAAAATACACTTCAAATGATATCAGAGATATTATTGAAAATAAAAACAATGCTGGTTATATTTTTAAAGTTGCAAAGATATTTTTTGATTTTAATAAAAGCAAATATAAGATTAAAGGTCTTATTAGCAGACTAAAAAAAGTATAGATTCTAACTTAAATATATACTGACGTTGACATATCAGAGAAATGTCCAACTGATGTATATATTTTTTTGTGCATTATTAGAAGAAACTTTTTAAAATGACATTGACACAATCATACATATAACAATGTGTCAAATGTAGAGGTGTTTATGTCAAAAGTTGAGGGGTAAAAACATACTTCTAGCAAGAAGGTAACATTTAAAATCTTGAAACCCTATTGAAATTGGGATTTGTTATAAAAGTTAATGGATTTTTAAGAGATATTTTATTGGAATTTACTGATATTATATTTGTAATAAATTATATTATTATCAGTTGTGGATGTCGCCAATATATATTGACGACTAAAGGAATGTTTAGGTTTAGCTACTTACGTAATAAAATGATCTCAAACATAATAATTACTGAGATTAGTAATAGTATTATGACATAAAGAAATAATTTGTCTCTTTTCATTATTGTTCACCTCCTGTATGGCGGTAAACAAATATAGCTATATAAGTTTACATACGTATCAAACAATTTTACATTGTTTAATACATAATATCACATTGAAAAGAATAATGCAAGCTGAAATGCAGTGATATCAATTGATACAGGATTTTTTATTTTCGCTAAAAGTGTTAAAATATTATATTATTAATAAATTATTATTTGGGTCCTTCCTATGGGGGTGGGGAGGTGCGGGTCTAGCGAACCCCGGAATATCACCCAGTATAAAAACTTTTTTCAGGGTAACAAGTAGGAGAAAAGCATGAAAAATTTAAACGATTCTTACAAAGAAATTGATGGACAGATTTGTGTTTGTACTCAGGAGATTTGTGAAAAACTGGGTATTGCCAGAAAGACATTAACTGAGTGGGAATCAAAAGGTTGTCCAAAATCAGCTAGAGGCTGGTGGCCATTATGGGAAATTCTTAAATGGAGGGGATTGATAGGCAATGGAATTAAAGATGAAGAAGATGTTGCTGGAATGTCAATCGCAACCAAAAAGTTAAAGTATGAAATGGACCTCAAAAGAGAACAGGCAGAAAAAGCAGAGTTTGCTAATGCTGTTATTAGAGGAGAGTATATAAGAAAAGAAGATGTGACCGCTGAATTACAGCGGTTTTTTGTTATTCTAAAAAGGTCTATGTTTGGATTTAGTAGAAAAATTGCAAATGAATTATCAGGTATTGTTGATTCGATTGAAGCCAGGAGGATAGAAAAAATGATTACGGAGTTGACATCAGATGCACTTGAACAATTATCAATTGATGGAGTATACACGGCCACGAAGAAAAAGAAAGAAAAAACATGAGTGGTCAGAATGGCTTGATAAAGCTTTAAAAATATTAAAACCTCCTGAAAGATTGACTGTTTCACAGTGGGCTGATAAGCATAGAATACTAGATGCCAAAACATCAGCAGAACCTGGTAAATGGGATACATCAAAAACACCATATTTGCAAGGAGTAATGGATGCGTTCAATAATCCAGATATAGAAGAAATTATTTTTGTTAAGCCTACACAGGTAGGAGGAACAGAAGGCCTAAACAATATTATTGGATATATAATAGCTCAGGATCCAAGCCCAACATTGATTGTGTATCCAACTTTAGATCTTGCAGAATATACAAGTAAAAATCGAATACAGCCAATGGTTAACTTATGTCCAGAAATTAAAAACAGGTATCAAGAACAAGAAAGTAAAATGCTTGAACTGCAATTTGATGGAATGTATGTTGTTCTGTCAGGTGCAAATAGCCCAGCTTCTCTTGCATCAAGACCAATACGATATTTACTGATGGATGAAGTTGATAAGTTTCCAGCGAGTGCAGGAAAAGAGGCAGAACCTAGAAGTTTGGCAAGGGAGAGAACAAAAACTTTTGCTCATAATAAAAAGATATTTCAAACTTCAACCCCAACAAAAAAGTTTGGAGCTATATGGCAGGAGTGGGAGAATGCTGATAGTCAATTTAAATTTTACGTCCCATGCCCTTATTGTGGACACTATCAAATATTTAGATTTAAACAAATAAAATGGGAAAAGTCAGCTTCACCAGAAGAGTCGGCAGCTTCTGCATATTATGAATGTGAGAAATGTAGAGGAGTGATTACTGATGCACATAAACAAGCGATGGTAAGAGCTGGTGAATGGAGAACAGAAAAGAGTAATGGTACAAAAAAAACAGCTTTTCATATAAATGCGATTTATTCACGCTGGGTTAGGTTTGGAGATGTTGTATATACATTCTTGACTTCTAAAGATACTCCAGAACTATTGATGAACTTCGTAAATTCATGGCTTGCAGAACCTTGGGAAAACACAGAGGTAAAAATGAATTCTGATATAGTTTTGAAAAGACAATCAGGAGTACCTGAAAACGAAGTACCTTTAGGAACTATTCTATTAACAGGTGGGGTTGATGTTCAGAAGGATTATTTCTATTTTACTATTAGAGCTTGGGGAGAGCGATTGACAAGCTGGAATATTGCACATGGACGAGCTGAAACATGGGATGATATAGAAACTATAATGAATTCTGTATTTTACGATACCAATGGAAATACTTATCAAGTCAATTTATGTGGAATAGACTCAGGTGCAAGGACTGATGAGGTTTATGAATTCTGTGCAGTCAATCAAGAATGGGCTGTGCCGATGAAGGGTTCATCTACACCGCTGGTATCCAGATATAAGATAAGTACCATTGATAAGTCTGACAGCAAAGCTTTTGGAATGCGTTTGTATATAGTAGATGGTGGACAATATAAAGATATGATAGCCGGAAGACTTAAAAGGGAAAACGGATACGGAAGCTGGATGGTATATGAAGGGTGTGATATTGATTATGCTGAGCAAATATGCTCAGAGGAAAAAACAATTGAAAAAAAAGGTGGAAGAGATGTAGAGGTTTGGAGACCTAAAGGTTCACATACTGCAAATCACTACTTAGATTGTGAAGTTTATGCAGGATGTGCAGCTGATTTACTCCATATTAGATATCTACAGGAACAACAATTTGAAACAGAAACACAACAAGTTAAATCAAACCCACAGGAGGATTCCGGTGGGTTTATTAAATCTAATAGTAGCTGGATAAATGACAAAGGCGGGTGGATAAAGTGACAGTAGATGAACAGCTTAATCAAATTAATACTGCAATAGCAGCAATAGAAAATGGAGCTCAGGAATATAGAATTGGATCTAAACAAATAAGACGCGCGGATTTAAATACTCTATATCAAGAAAGAAGAAAGTTGACACAACAGCTTTATGAGCAAAATGAAAATAGTACATATGTTGCAGTATTCGATAGAAGATAATAAACACTTTCTGAAAGGGGGTGAGAAGATTGAATTTTATTGATAAAACAATAGCTGCTTTTAGTCCTTCTTGGGCATATAAAAGAGGCGAATGGAGAGAAGCACTTAAACATAGATTTTATGATTCGGGTAGTAATGACAGATTAAATCATGGATGGACTGCTGTAAATACTATGGCTGAGCAGACAGACCAAGGCAGTAGAGATATAATCCGGGCAAGAGCTAGAGATTTAGAGCGAAACTCTGATATTTCTGAAAGCATAATCGGAGCATTTGAGAGAAATGTTATTGGAACTGGAATGCAAGTTCAAGCTAAAGTCCTTAAACCAGATGGCAGTGATAATGATGAACTGAATACGCAAATTGAGGAATTGTGGAAAGAATGGTGCAAAGCGAGAAACTGTGATGTGACAGGAACTCAAACTTTTTTAGAGATGCAACAAATGGCCATTAGAAGGCTTATTGTTGATGGTGCTGTTATTTTTATAAAGGCTTATACATCTGATGGTATAGTTCCATTCAGTTTACAGGCACGAGAAATTGATGAACTTGATACATCAATGTCAAATGCTTCGGGCGTAGGTGGTAATAAAATAATTAGTGGAATTGAACTAAACAGATATAATAAGCCAGTTGCATACTGGTTTAAAAAATATACTCCTGAAGGTTTTTGGAACGGAGAGACAGAGCGGATTGAGGCTAAAAATGTTATTTATGCATGGAAAAAAACAAGACCTTCACAAATAAGAGAAATATCATCAATGTCTAAAACTATTCGTAGGGTTAGGGATGTTAATGAATTTGTGGAAGCAATTTCAGTAAAGGAACGTATACTTGCCTGTTTATCAGTGTTTATAACTAAAGTATCGCCAGGAACGGGAATTGGAAGAGGGACAAACAGTATTGACTCTAAAAGCGGATATAAATCAAAAACAATATCACCTGGTATGATTCAAGAATTACAGCCTGGTGAAACTGTATCTGCAGTTAATCCTTCAGGACAATCAAGTAATGCTAAAGATTTTATTTCTACACAGCAAAGGCTTGCAGGTTCAGGACAGGGTTTATCATATGAAGCAGTTTCAAGAGATATGTCACAGGTGAATTATAGCAGTGCAAGACAAGGACTACTTGAAGACCAACGCTCATATGCAATGTGGCAGCAATTTATTATAGACCATATATGTGACGAGGTTTATACTGAATTTCTTATTTCAGCAGTACTCTCTAAACAGTTAGATATTAAAGATTTTTGGCAGAACAAGAAAAAATATATGCGTCATGAGTGGGTATCTCCGGGATGGAGCTGGATAGATCCTCTAAAAGAGGTTAAAGCAAATGAAACGGCACTTAATACAGGACAAGATACTCTTGCACGCATATGTGCTGAGAGAGGACAGGATTGGAGAGACGTTCTGAAACAAAGAGCTGCAGAAGAGGCATATAAAAAAGAACTGGCACTAAAACAATCAAATGCAGACAATAATTCAGAGAGTGAAAAAGAAAAAGAGAATAAAATAGAGAAAAATTTAGCTAAAGAAGATGACAATAAAAGCAATTCTCAGAGCAAAATTGAGAGCGAAAAGACAGAAGAAGCTAACGAAGACAAGCCCAAGGAAACTACTGAGAAAGAAGAGATTATTCTTAATGGAGCCCAAATTAGTAGCTTACTTGAAATTGTACAAGCTGTAAATAATAACACATTAACTTATGATTCTGCAGTTGCTTTAATTGTTTATTCATTTCCGTTTACAGAAGAACAAGCAAAAGAAATTCTAGGAATCAAAAAAGATGGAGGTGGTAACAGTGCCAAAAACGAAGAAACCGAAACCGGGGCTTCAAATGAAGAGGACAGTTGATATAGCCATTAGAGAAATAAAAGATGAAGAAAGGCGCGTAAGAATATCTTTTTCAAGCGAACAGCCAGTACGTAGATGGTTTGGTCAAGAAATACTTTGTCATGATGCTGGTAGTATTGATATGACTAGAATCAATACAATCGGAGTAGCTTTATGGAATCATAACAAGGACGTTGTAATAGGTAGAATTGAAAATGCAGTATGTAACGATGCTGAAAAGAAAACTTATGCAGATATTATTTTCGATACTGATGAGGAATCAGAAAGAATCTATCAGAAAGTAAAAAGCGGAACGCTTAAAGGTGTCTCAGTAGGCTACTCTGTTGATGTATGGGAAGAGGTTGCACCTAATAAATTATCAAGTAATGGAAGGTTTGTTGGTCCATGCGAAGTGGCTACTAGATGGTCACCTTATGAAATATCAATTGTATCAGTACCTGCGGATGATTCTGTAGGTGTAGGAAGAGATTTTTTTGAATCTGAATCGGCTTATGGCCGTAATGATAATACCAATATGGAGGATGATGAGAACATGAGAAGAAAAAGAAATTCACCAATGTTTGCACCAGATGAAGGGGGTGGCGCAGGAACACATGAACAAAGTGCTACTAGAGAACAACCGCAAGGAAGTGAAGACTTGCAAAGAGCTATTCAAATGGAAAGGCAAAGAGTTTCTGACATAACAGCACTTTGCAGGGAGTTTGAAGTTTCACCAGATGAATATGTTCGAGAAGGTTTTTCAATGGATCAAGTTAGAGCTAAAGTACTTGAATCGTTAAAAGAACAAAGGACTCCTAAAAATGCTTCAAGAGAAATTAATATTGAAGTAACAAAAGAAGAGGCTGATAAAGTAAGAGAAGCTGCATCTGATGGTCTTATATTAAGAGCAGGAATGTCAGTTGAAAAGCCAGCAGAAGGTGCAAGGGATTTTAGAGGAATGACATTAAGGGATATTGCAATAGACTGTTTGCAAAGAAGTGGAGTAGTTAATGCACACCGTTGGGACAGCGAACGATTATTTAGAGAAGCTCTTAGTCCGGATGGACAATTTGCTTCTATAATGTCAAACACTGTTAACAAAAGTATGGCAACTGCATATAAAGCTCAAAATACTACATATCAGGTATGGACAAAGAAGGGTAGCAATCCCGATTTTAAAGCAGCAACAGTATATCAGATTTCAGAAGCTGGAGATCTTGAAAAAATGACTCAATCGGGTGAGTTTAAAATGGATGAAATGTCTGATAATGGTGTTACAAAAGCACTTGCTACATTTGGTAAGAAATTTGGTATCAGCAGACAGGCATTTATAAATGATGATATCGGAGTACTCACCAAAATACCTGAAGCATATGTAAGAGCAGCAGGAAGAGGAATAAATACTTTAGTTTACAAAATGATTGGTAGTAATCCAACTATCTATGATGGAGTAACATTGTTCCATGCTAATCATAAAAATATTGGAACACCTGGGACTATTGGAACAGCTACAGTGGGTGAAGCAAGAAAGCTTATGAGAAAGCAAAAAAATATAAGAGGAAAAGAAACATTAAACATTGCACCTAAATTCCTTATTACACCTGCAGAAAAAGAGACAGAGGCAGCACAGTTCTTAAATTCCATTGCTGATCCTAGCGGTAATAACTCAGGAGTTGCAAATGTATTTAGAAATTCACTAAATCTTGTTGTTGATGCTGAACTTGATACATATAGCATATCAGCTTATTATTTCGCAGCAGATCCAGGAGATATTGATACAATTGAAGTAACATATTTGAATGGTGATGATATGCCAAAACTTGAAAGCAGAATTGGATTTGACTTCCTCGGTATGGAATGGAGAATTTACATAGATTATGGTGTAAATATACTTGATTACAGAGGACTCTCTAAGAATGCCGGGCAGTAAGAAATTACTAATATATAAAATATGATTGGGGGTTAAGTAGATGGCCAAAGGAACATTTATTCAAAAAGGTGAAAGAATTGATTATACCAATAGTACTTCAGGTGCTATTGGATACAAGGATATTATACCTTTAGTTACTAGAATAGGAATTGCTCAAGAGGATATAGCAATTGGAGCAACTGGAACGGTGGCAGTGACGGGTGTTATTGAATTGCCTGCAGATAATACAGCTGCTTTTGCAGTAGGAGAACAGCTATATTGGGATAGTACAAATAATAAGCTTACAAAAACAGCTAATAGTAATATTCCTGCCGGGTGGTGTACAGAACCAAAAGCAACTTCAAGCGTAACGGCAAAATTAAAAATAGGATAGAGGTGTAAAAATGATTAAACTTCTTAATCCAATAAACCTAAAAGGCGATATTTTAGAAGCAGGAGCAGTTTTGAATTTAGGTGATTTAGAAGAAAAAATTATTCAAAATGGTAATGCTGAAAAGTATATTCCCGAATCAAATGCTGAGAATAGTTTGAATGATTTATCAGAATTGACAAAAGCACAGTTGATTGAATATGCAGAAAGTAAAGGCATAGAAGGCATAACTGATAAGTTGTCAAAAAATGAAATCATTTCAAGGATTGAAGAACATGAGTAACTTTAAGGATTTGTTGCAGCAGGATCTAAATACCTTTTTTAATGTTGATGAATTTGCCGATTTAGTTGAAATCAATGGAATATCAGTAGTTGTGGTAAATGATGAATATGAACTTGAATTGATTAAGAATAAGGATACTTCGGGACTAATTACCGGGGATATCCTTATTTTTATAACTGATTCTGAGTATCAAAAGATACCAAAAGTAAGCTACCCTCCAGAAGTAGGGGATGTGCTAATGTATAACGGAAAGCCTGCAACAATTACAAAAGTTTCTACAGAGGATGGTGTAAATAAAATAATTCTGCAGTTTACTGGGGGAAGACAATGGAGATAAAACTTGATACTTCTAATCTGAAAAATGTAGCAAGGGCAATGAGGGATTTCCCTGAATTAGCTAAGAAATCATTACCGCCTGCAATAAATAGAACCCTATCTGCTGTAAATACAAAGATTCAAAAAGGAATTACTAAAATATATAAGATTAAAAAAAGTGATTTAAGCGGAGGGAAAAAATATAAGAGTGAAAGTAGTAACAATCTAATCAATATAAAAAAAGCCTCCGTAAAAAATCCTTCCGGCCAGATTGAAGTAAGAGGTAGGACATTGAACCTTGCTAGATTTCTACAGACACCTAAAGGTCCAGTATCAACTAAAGGTATGAAAAAGGCAGCTATTAGGAGAAGGAAACCTGCAAAAGTACAAGTTAAAAAGGGAAAATCAAAATATATTGCTAAAACATTCGTTCAGAAGTCTAGAGGTGCGGTAGGTATTTTTACGAGAGATCATAATGGAAAACTAAAAATGCTTCATACACTTTCCGTTGCACAAATGGCAAGTAATAAAGAAGTACTCAAATCCGCAGAGCAAACCGCTGTAGAAACTTTAGAAAAAAGAATAGAACATGAACTGGAATATAGACTGGATAAGTTGGCAGGTGAAGTGAATGGTAACTCTTGATTTTTTAAAAGGCTTAAAGGAATTTCTACAAACGGAGGTAGCAAATAAGATTCAATTGCAGAAAGAAGAAACAAATCCTATTGAATACGTAAATCCATATGTGGAGATTTGCTACCTTCCCCATAAGAATTTTGCTCCATATGATTTCCAGGTACCACTTTTATTAATAACTCTTGATGATGGCTCAGATGGAGCTGATAAACATGAATTAAGCATAAGGTTGATACTTGCTACATACGGTGGTGGTTTCTATGAGGATACAAAAATTCCAGATGCAAAGGGATATATAGATCTCATCAATTTTATTGAATTTACCCGGCAGGCTCTGATAAACAAGTCAGTAATAAATGAACTAGGAACAGTTCAAAGACCTGTCAACTACGGAATTTATGATACAGAACTAATATATCCGTATTGGTATGGATATATAACATTTACAGCAAGTATTCAGTCAACTGAGTGCTTGCTGAATTTTTAAAGAATGGAGGTAAAAAACCATGGTATATAAACATGGCGTGTATGGTGAACAGATTCCGTTTACAGGAACTTTGTCAACTAAAACATTAGGAACAATACCTGTATATATTGGAACGGCACCTATACAGCAAATTAATACTTTAGGCTCCCCAGACTTTGATTATTCAGAGTTAATTAATACTCCTATCCTTATATCAAGTCTAGCTGATGCAAAGGCAAAGATAGGATATTCGGATAGTTGGGATAAATACACATTGGGAGAGGTAATAAAGGCTCATTTTGATAATGGAGTATCCAGTATAGGCCCTATTGTTGTAGTTAACATGGCAAGTCCAGATTTAAAAGAAGCGACTGATACAACGCAATCAATTACACTTTCAGGAGTGAGTGGTAACAAAGTCGGATATATAAAGGATTGTTTGGCTTCGATTGAAGATGTAGCAATTACGGCTGAAACAGAACTAGCTGAAGGTGACTACAAGCTTGAGTATGACGGTGAATGGATAAAGGTAGTAATTACAAAGCAGGGTTTTACAGAAGCAACGGCTGAAGCAATATATAAAAGAATTGATGTATCAGATACAGCACTGACAGTGTCAGTATTTGAAAAGGCGTTATCAGCCATCGACTTATCTGAGAGCTTACTTGGAGTGATTCCTAATATAATTGTAGCCCCAGGATATTCAGAAAAACCAGCTTATCATGAAAAGATGATTTCAAAGGCTTTGTCAAAGATATCTCAAAAGTGGTTTGCTATATGTGTATCTGATATATCCTCAGATATAGACGGAAATAGTGTGTCTAAAGCTATTTCTCTGAAAACAACAAATGATTATACTAGCAAGTTAGATAAAGTTTGCTGGCCAATGATTAAGTACGGAGGATACCTTTACCATCTGTCAACTATAGCAGCTTTGACAATGCAGCAACAGGATACAATAGCTGATGGAGTACCATATATAAGTCCGTCAAACAAGTCTATAAATGCAACTTCAACTGTACTCAAAGATGGAAAAGCAATTACCTTTGACGAATTAACTGCCAACAGTCTAAATAAAGTAGGTATTACAACAGTAAACATGGTAAGAGGTTCATTGAGATTATGGGGCTCTCATATGGCTAATTACAATCATGGAACTATTGATGATATACTTCCAGAAGATAGATCAGATTCAAGTGTCAGAATGATGCATTATTTACTTAATACGCTACAGTATGATTACCTTGACAGCATAGACAAGCCGTTAAGCAGGAGAGATATTGATAGTATAAAGGCTTCAATTCAGCAGTGGCTTAACGGACTTGTGAATGAAGGAAAGCTGCTATATGGAACAATTAATTTCGTAGAAGTTAGTAACAGTACTGAAGATATGGTGAATGGTGATTTTACATTTGATGTTGCTACTACAACTACTCCGATTGCAAAAGCATTAACCTTTAGAGTGCAGTATAGTACTGAAGGGCTAGCAGCTTTGACAGGGGGTGAAGAATAATGATTTTAGGAAATAAAACAATACAATATGCGATATATGACAGGAGCTCTGGCAGACCAGAATATATCTGTGATACTTCTAGTTACAAAAGACCATCAATTGAAAATCTTACAGACACAATAAAAGGTGCCGGAATATTGGGTGAAATTGATATGCCTTCATTGGGTCAAGTAGGTTCGATGGAACTTGAGATAACTTTTAAAAGGTCAAATGCTAAGGCAATTGAATTGTTCGGTCAAAAATCTCAGCACATTGAAACTAGATGGGTTACTGATGCTATTAATAGTTCAAATGGCTCTATAAAAACTGATGCTAATAAGGAAATCATCAAGTGTATACCTAAGAAATTGGATTTGGGAAGTATTGAAGCAAATGCCACCAATGAAGTAACAGGCACATACGAGATTATTTACTATCAATACATTGTCAACGGAGAATCACTAATAGAAATAGACAAACTAAATAACGTATTTAAAATACGTGGAATTGACTACGCAGAAACAATTAGAAAGGCTCTTTAAGAGTCATTCTTTTATTATGAGGAGGAATTACATTATGGGTATTTTAAAGTTAAATACGCCAGTGAAAATAAACGGTGAGGAAAAACAAGAAATAGAGTATGATTTGGATGCTCTTACTGGAGCGGACATACAGAATGCAGTAAGAGAACTGGCAAAAAAACAGATAGTAGTTAGTACCATGGAACTTGATCCAAATTACCATGCTGCATTATTTGCAGCTGCAGCTGGTATCTCTTTTGATGATATGGCTAATCTCAAGAGCAAAGATTATCAAAAGGCGGTGCTCATATCACGTGATTTTTTTCTCGAATCGGAGGAGTAATAAGCCCGGATTTTGTACGGCAAATAAAAACCGTCATAACCGCAGAAACATCAACAAGTTTCTTAGAATGCGATAAGATACCAGTCCTTGAACTTTGTGCCTTCTATGATGACTTAGAGTATTACCTAAAGAAAAAATATGCGACACAGGAGGAGAAATAATGGCAAAGCAATTGAAAACTGATATTGTTATCGGTGGAAAGACTTCTCCTACACTAAATAAAGCATTTGAAACGGCTCAGAAAAAAGCAGAAACAACCTCAAAAGTAATGAATAAAATTGGTGGGGCTCTAAAAACTGCTGCAAAAGTTACTGCTGCCACTACACTAGCAATAGGGATTGCAGTTGGGGGTATTGGAGCAAAAGGACTTGAAACTGCCTCAGATCTTACGGAAGTGCAAAATGTTGTAGATACTACCTTCAAGGCAAGTTCAAAACAAATAGATGCTTGGTCAGAAAAAGCACTTGAAGCTTACGGTCTTTCTACGCTTCAGGCTAAACAGTATACAGGTACCCTTGGAGCCTTGATGAAAAGTTCAGGAATTGCATCGGAAAAATTAGTTCAAATGTCAACTGATTTGGCAGGACTGGCCGGAGACTTTGCATCCTTTTATAATCTGGCTCAAGACGATGCATTTGAGAAAATACGAGCTGGAATATCGGGAGAAACTGAGCCATTAAAAGCACTTGGTATAAACATGTCTGTGGCCAATATGGAAGCCTTTGCACTTTCAAAGGGCATAAAAGCTTCATGGAATTCAATGGACCAAGCAGCTCAGACACAATTACGGTATCTGTATCTAATGCAGCAATCTAAAGATGCACAGGGAGATTTCAATAAAACATTGGAAACTTCATATGCAAACCAGAAGAGAGTTGCAACTACTAGATTCAATGAGACTTTAGGCAAATTGGCAACAGGATTATTACCGGTTGCTACAAAAGCATTGGAAAAGGTAAATACCGCACTCGCAAGCTTCACCAGCGATCCTGAAAAAATAGAAATGATATCAAATGCAATTGGGAATGTCGGCACATCTATAATGAACGGGGTTGTAGCATTTATCCCATATTTGAAATGGATAGTATTTACTGGAATACCGGGAACAATAGGATTACTTGACAGGTTATTGCCATTAATAGCCGGAGTAGGTGCAGCATTTCTAGCGTGGAAGGTAGTTAGTACAGTACAAAATGTAATCGGCTCAATTGAAAAAGCTAGACTTGCACTTACCTTATTTTCAATGGGCCAGACAAGTGCTGCTGTTCAGCAAGCAGTATTAAATGGTACATTTACGGCGTGGGAAACAATAGTTGGACTACTTACAGGGAAAATAAAACTTGCGACAGTAGCTCAGAAGTTGTGGAATTTGGCAATGTCGTTGAATCCTGTAGGATTGATTGTAGCAGGAATAGCAGCACTTATTGCTATATTTGCAGTTCTATGGGTTAAGTGTGAAGGCTTCAGAAACTTTTGGATTGGACTGTGGAACGGTATAGTTTCAGGAGTAAAGATTGCCATAGATTGGATAAAAAGCAACTGGCCACTAGTTATAGGCTTTATATTAAACCCATTTGGAGCTATATTTGCAACTCTATATAAGTATAATGAAGGCTTTAGAAATTGGGTAAATGGTGTTGTTCAAATAATAAAGTCACCTATAAATACATTAATAGGGTTCATAAACAACAGCTTTATAGCGGGGCTGAATAAGCTTAAAATTCCTGACTGGGTTCCTAAATTCGGTGGTAAAGGCATTAATATTCCTATGATACCAATGCTGGCCAAAGGTGCTACAGTTAATAATCCAACACTTGCAATGATAGGTGAGGCAGGGCCAGAAACAGTCGTGCCACACAATAACAAACCACGAAGCAGAGCATTGCTTGCAGAAGCAGCTGCAGGAGTGGGTGTAACAGGTGGAGGAGATATATACGTAACATTTGCACCAGTTATTCATGGAGGAAATGATATAAAACAGCAGATATCTGAGGCGGAGGACGAATTCGAGCGCAGGATGGATGCATACTTTGCACGTAAGAGGAGATTTGCTTATGGCTTATAGTTTATATAAAACAAAATATATAACCTCTCAGGGTGAAACATGGGACACCATATCCGAGGATTTTTACGGAACACCCTATAAGGTTTCCAACCTTATAGATTGCAATCCCCAATATGCTAACATATTAATATTTGATGATGGTGTGGAGTTAAGTATACCTATACTTGACTCCCAAAGCCCTGATACACTGCCACCATGGAAAAGAGGTACGTCATGACACAGTTGATATACGAGGGGAAGGACATAACTAAGGATATCAGTATAAAATCATGTGTTTTACATGATTATGCAGGCGGGGGAGCAGACGATGTAAGAATCACATTTCCTGATAGTGACAAGCTATGGGGAAAATGGAACCCAGAACGTGGAGATATTTTGGAAGTAAAGACAGGGAATTATAGTACAGGACTTATGTATGTTGATGGAGTAAGTCAATGTGCTGGAACTTTCACACTAAATGCAATTTCTACGCCATTGTCTGCAAAGAAGCCTAAAAATAGAATATGGAGAAATATAAAGTTTACTCAGATAATATCAGATATTGCAGATGCAAATGGACTTACCTATGAAGTATATGGAATTACAGACTATGCATATACAGTAATATCTCAGATGAATCAATCTGACCTAGATTTTCTGAATATGATTTGTATACGTGAAGGCTACAGCTGTAAGATATCAGACGGAAAAATAATAATATTCAGTGAAGAGTACATGGAAAGAAAAACAGCAAAGCCCATAATTACTCCAAATGATGTGTTTCAAAACTATGAATTCACTAAATCAGATAACTTGTTTAGCAGTTTTACAGTCAGATATGCTGCTCCGTTTGGAAATCTTATAACTTATACTGCTCGAAGTATTTATGCAGGTGGTAGCGGACTCGAGATAGAGTATTTGAATTCAATTGCTGAGGCTGAAAGATGGGCGAATGGATACCTAAGAAATATAAATAAATATGCTGTAACTACATATTTACCAATGAAATTTATAACTGATATTTCTGCAGGGAGTTTGATAAACATAAAAGAATTTGGAACATTTGACGGCAAGTATTATGTGTATAAGGTATCACTTGATACAGTAAATAATAAGTCATATGTATACGCAAGGCAGGTGGACTAGATGTCATTAGCTACATTTGGAACTAAAGCATTCACAGTATCCAATAAAAAAATATATACATTAGATGAACTTGCATTTTCGCAGTCTCTTAACACTGAAACGCAGGAGGTAGAGGGAGGAAAACCTAGTACATATATAAAAGGGGTTAACCTTATAACACTAAGTTTCAGCATAAACCTTGATGCCCGTTTTGTGGATGTGAAAGCTGAAATAGACTGGTGGAATAAAAAGATGTTATCACAAGTTCCGGAGATATTCACCATAGGCGGTAAAGTAATATCTAAAAATAGATTTTTACTGAAATCAGTGAGCACATCAGACACGATAATAGGGAAAAACGGAAGATTCTTAAAAGCTAAACTTGACCTACAATTTGAGGAATTTGCTTCGAAAGGCTACAAAAAAGATGCCACAAGCAAAAAAAAGGGAAAAAAAGATAAAGGAATGAGTGCTGCTGATATAAAAGCATTAGAGGAGGCAATGAAAAATGTTAATTAAAGTAGATTCAGCCTCGTCTATAAACTGGCAAGCAAAAGGATATGAGAAGATAGCGGACAATGTTGCCAATATTCTAAAAACGAAAATGTCAGAAGTTCCATATATGAGAGACATGGGTATAGATTCAGACTATATGGATATGCCAATTACAGAAGTAAAGGGTCAGATAATAAGTAATGCAATTGAAGTAATATCTTATGAACCTAGAGTAACTGTCAAAGAAATAGAAATAGAAGGGGTAACTGCAATTGGAGATATCCTTATCAAGGTGGTGATAGAAGTTTGAGTGAAATAAATTTTGTAAATATAGATGCAGAGCAAATAACTTCTGAACTCATAAATGATTTTGAGAACTATACCGGAGAAATACTGTATGCAGGAGATGCCAGAAGATTGTTTCTACAGGGATTTGCATATGTATTTGTAAATCTATTAAATAGCATAAACACTACAGGCAGAAGCAATCTCTTAAGATATGCATATGGTGATACTTTGGATGCACTTGGAGAGTTGTATGGAACACCACGAATGGAGGCACAAAAAGCAAAAGTAACAATTAGGTTTACTCTGTCACAGGCCCAGCCCGGAGTAGTAACAATACCAGCAGGTACAAGGGTAACACCAGACGGAAATATATTTTTTGCAACGGATACAGTACTTACCATAGCAGGAGGAAGCACCTATGGAGAAGTAACTGCAACGGCAACTAGTCCTGGTATAGAATATAATGGATTTGCAGCTGGCCAGATAAACAAACTTGTGGATTGCAATCCATATGTTTCATCTGTAGTAAATATAGATATGAGTTCTGGGGGAACGGATATAGAAAGAGATGATGCATACAGAGAAAGACTAAGGGCAGCACCATACAGTTATTCAACAGCAGGACCTACACAAGCTTACGAATATTGGGCAAGAAATGCAAGCCCAGATGTAGGGGATGTATTAGTTACTTCTCCAAGTGCAGGCAATATAACTATATATGTATTAAAGCAAGATGGTGCCATTCCTGAATTAGAAGATACCATTATTGCTGCAGTAAATAATGAGGTAAATGATAAATCCCGTAGACCAATGACAGATTACGTGACTGTTGTACCTGCTACACCAGTAAATACAACAATTGAAGTTGAATATTATATCAGTCCGGACAATGCGTTTAATGCAGCATCTATTCAATCAGCTGTAGCATCTTCAGTAAATAAATACAGGGTATGGCAGACAGGAAAAATCGGTAGGGCAATAAATCCGGATGAACTTAGAAAGCACATGCTTAATGCTGGGGCTTCAAGAGTTGATATAACTTCGCCAACAAGAGTCACAATGTCGGTAGGAGAAGTTGCTCAGATAACATCAGCATCAGTAACATATAAAGGAATAGGTGAGTAACAAATGCTTGTTAAAGGAAAGATATCATCAATTAATGCCTCTGCAAATACAGCAGAGGTTATTTTATTGGAATATGATAATGTAGTTACTGCACCAGTGCCCTTTTATCATAAAGGAGCCGCAGATATAGCAACAGTAGGACAGTTTGTAGTACTGGCATTATTCAATAACGACTTCAACGATTCAGTAATACTATAGGGGGAAGATAAGGTGAAATTAGATAACGGACTCAATCTTATGGAATTCCTGCCTGTATTCATGCGTGAAGATATAACCGCACAGGGTTTTGCATACGCAATTCAGAACCAGCTTAACAAGGTGATTGTAAATATTGCTAAGGCTCAGATATATGCAAATATAGATAAGCTTAGTAATAATGTGCTTGATGAACTAGCATGGCAATTTAATATACCTGAGTATGCTTCGAACCTAGATATTACAGCTAAAAGACTCTTAGTTAAAAACTGCTTCAGAACACATAAACAAAGAGGTACAGCTGAAGCGGTAGCAAGAGTTATATCAGATATATTTGGAGACGGATATGTAGAAGAGTGGTTTGAATATGGTGGTGAAGAGTACCATTTTAGAGTTATTACGAGCAACCATAGTGTTACAGGAGAACAGGCAGAGATGTTTGTTGATGCTGTTAACAAGGTAAAAAGAGCAAGCACAGTAATGGACACTGTAATAGTGGATATGTCTGCACAAATGACAGTGTATTATGCCTGTGCGGTTCAAATCGCAGATTTCTATACAGTAGAACAGGTGGTGTGATAAATGAGTTTCAATACAATACAAATAACGGCAAGGGGGAGAGCACTTCTTGCTAGAGCACAAACAGGTATTAGTATAAGATTTACCCGTATCAAAATGGGTGATGGATTAATTGGCAGCCATATTATTGATGAAATGAAAGATGTAATAAGTGAGAAGGCGAACTTAAGCATAACGGGGCTCAAAGTATTTGCAGGTGGCAGGGCGAAAGTAACAGCAGCATATACAAATCAAGGGTTAACAGAAGGATTCTACTGGAGGGAACTTGCGGTATTTGCAGAAGATCCTGACAATAGTTCTGCAGAAATAATGTACTGCTATGGAAATGCAGGAGCACTAGCAGACTTCATTCCTGCAGAGGGCTCTCAGATATTAGAAAAGGTAATAAGTGTGCTGACCATAATAGGCAATGCCTCAAGTGTTACAGCTGTAATAGATTCAAGTAATGTATATGTTACTACTCAGGAATTTGATGAACTGGTTACAACTGTGGCTGCAGTACAAGCAACAGCAGATAATGCGGTGAGTGCTTCAATAGCTGCTCAAAATATAGCAAACACAAATACTGAAAATCTTAAATCTTATTTATCAAATTATGTGAGACAACCAGCTAACGGCGGAATTACAGGAGGCACTGCTACAGCATATACATGTACAAGCGATCCGCCTCCTGTTTCATTAGTAGACAAAATAGGAGTTGTTATTACAGTACACACTGACAGCGGAGCAAACCCTACATTAAATTGGAATAGTATAGGACCAAAACCTATAAAAAAACCAAATGGAAATGCAGCAGTATTAAAAAGTGGGGGCATATATACTCTCAGATATAACGAAGAAACTGGAAATTTTATATTACAGGGTAGTGATTCATCCGGCAATGCTACTCCTGCAGATTTACTTGCCGGAAAAACAGCGAGTACAGATACTGGAGATATAACAGGAATAATACCAAGTAAAGGAGCTGTTACATATAGCCCTAGCACAGCGGTACAGACTATAGCAGCAGGGCAATATTTAAACGGAGTGCAAACTATACAGCCTGTTACTGGAACAGCTAAAGCGGATAATGTGGATGCTGGATATACCTTTAGTAGTGGAAACGGTATTAATCTTACAGGAACTAGCACAAAAAGAAAGTGGGCTCACGGTTTTTCAGATGTTGACGTTACTGTAGTTTCTATAACGGGTTTAGGTTTTAGGCCATCATGCATTATAATACGCTGTCTAGTAACGGTTAGTTCTAATGCCTATGAGATAGTAGCAGAGTATTGTAATGGGATTTTTCAGAATGTTGCAACATATTCAAGAATCAACACAGCTACGTATTCTCCAGCAGGGGATTACAGTGCATATAGTACTAGAATACCTATATGGACCGTGACGAATGACGGTTTCACTTTTTCCGTAAAAAACAATTCGTACACTTTTTTTGAGTATGAATATTGGGCATTTGAATGATTAGAGAGGAGAATAAAAAAATGATTACAAGAATTATATATGATACTAATGGTACAATACTTAGTCAGCAACAAGGAAGCAATTTATATTCTCCAGTAGGTATACCATACTTAGATATAGAAATTCCGATAGGAAAGCATGCAGTTAGTATTGATGTAAGTGTAACACCTAATGTAGCTGTGCTTGAGGATTTACCAAAATCAGAACTGCAAGCATTAAAAGAAGAAAACACAGAAATAAAATTAGCATTAGCTGAATTAGCAGAGATGGTGGTAGGAGGTTCATCAAATGGCTAAGATTTATTATGATTTAATAAAAAGCGGTTTAAAAACTATAAATGATGTGCCTGAAAGATGGAGGGCAAGCGTACAGGCATTACTAGATGCAGACTTAATAGGACAGGATTATTAAACATATTTACATTAATATAAATATATGGTAATATATGGGTATAAGAAATTTAGTGAGGTGATAAATATGTTCATTAAGAAAATACGTACTGCTCTAATTGCTAGTATTTTAGGTTTATCCTTAATACTTGGACAAGGAATAGCATGTGCTCAAACATGGGTTCTAACAGTTAACACAGATGGCTCTAATTTAAATGTACGTAGTGGTCCAGGAACAAATTACTCAATAATAGGAAAGTTTGCAAATGGAACTGATGTAACTTGGGAAGATGATGATGGTAAATCATCTGGTGACTGGGCATATGTAACTGGAGTATCAACTAATGGTAAAACTATATCAGGTTATTGTTATCAATGGTACTTAATACATGAGAATTAATAAATATGTAAAAAGTGAAAGTTAATAATGTTACAAGAAGGATTACTCAGCGATGGGTAGTCCTTTTTATTTATAAAAATATAGAAAGGATGGGATAAAAGATGGAAATAAACGCTGCTGCAGCTATTGGGATTCTTGGAACTATTAGCAGCATTATTTTTGCTTATATTGGATATAGAAACGGATTAAAAAAAGAAAGTTCAGATTCTGGAAGGAGCTCTGGTGCGCTCATGTCAGATGTAGGATATATAAAAGCTGGTGTTGACGACCTGAAGCGTAAACAAGAAACAACCGAAGAACGTCACTTTAAACTAGTTGAACGCGTAAAGGGTGTCGAGGAATCAGCGAAGCAAGCTCACCATAGAATTGATGAACTAAGAGAGGAGGTGGGGAAAGATGCCGGAAGTAAAGTTTAAATACCAAGATGAAGCTTTTGTATATCCAAAACTTATTGACGCAATAAACAAACTATGTGAATACAAAGGTAAAAGCTGTACATGCACTAGTGGTTACAGAAGTTTAGAAAAACAAAAGATTATTAATGCTCAAGTATTAGCTCAACATAAAAATCAAGGAGCTTATCAATTACCTAATGGAGCTGTTTATACCCCAGATGGTAAGTGTTGGGCTTCTGCTTATGGTAAATCCAACCATTGCTATTGTATCGCTATGGATATAGGCGATTCATGGTTTGAGAATTTAGCAAATACACAACTAAAACAGTTTGGCTTAGTTAAAACAATGACACATGAGCCTTGGCATGTAACGCTTATTGAGCTGGTGGGTATAAGCGAAAACAAGAAAAAATTTATTAGAGATACAGTTTTGAAGGGGGTAAGCAAGGACATGAATGTAAAGGAATTTCAAGTATTTGCTGGTCTAGAATGTGATGGAATTGCTGGTTCTAAAACTAAGGCTAAAGCTAAAGAGGTTCTACAGTGTTGCCAAAAGATTTTAGGTTTAAATTATCAGACAGCGGAAGAGGTTATAAAAGATTGCATGACAAAGCCAGAAAATTGGTTGGATAAACTAAAAACCATACCATATTTTAGTGATTTTATCATGAATATTGTAAGAAAAATGGGAGGTAAAAAATAATGTTAGAGTTTATAGTAAGTAACTTTTCAACTATACTGCTTGGTTTGGCAGTATTTTTTTATGTGTTTTATCTTGTTTTAAATAAACGTTGGGAGAAACTTAGAAAACTAGCATATAAGTTTATACTGCAAGCAGAAAAAGAGATTACCGGCACAAAAAAAGGGCAGGAGAGGTTTGAATTTGTTATTAAGGAATTATATTTGCTAATGCCTAAATGGTTACAAATATTTATAACTGAGGAAACCTTAAAGGAAAAGCTGCAGGAATGGTACAACGACGTTAAAGATTATCTGGATGATGGAAAGATAAACAATTCTATAGTTTTCAAAAAAGCAGATGAAGCAAAATAATAAATGATATGCCCTTAGGATTAAACTCATAAGGGCTTTACTATTTCAAATTTACAGCAAAAGTCGAGGCTAAATATATTACAATTTTGGAGGATTTATATGAATAGTTTTATTGGTTGGATTGGTGGAAAAAAGCTTTTAAGAAAAGAAATAGTAAGCAGATTCCCAGAGAAATTTGATAGGTATGTAGAAGTATTTGGAGGAGCTGGCTGGGTCTTGTTTCAAAGTGAGAAGCATGCAGATATGGAAGTATACAATGACTACAATAGTGATTTGGTAAATTTATACCGATGTATAAAATATCATTGCCAGGAACTGCAGAGAGAACTCTCATATATGCTAAATTCAAGAGAGCTCTTTGATGATTTTAAAGCTCAGTATAATGCAAGAGGAATGACAGATATACAAAGAGCAGCAAGATTCTTTATGATAATAAAATCAAGCTATGGTTGTAATGCTCGTACATATGGTTGTGTCAAAAGGGATATATCAGTAACAGTTCAATATCTGTCTGCTATCCAGGAGAGGCTTTCAAAAGTAACTATTGAAAATAAGGATTTTGAAAATTTGGTTAAGGTTTACGACAAGCCAGATGCGCTTTTTTATTTAGATCCACCTTATTATGGAACAGAGAAATATTATCAGTCTCAGTTTACGCAAGATGATCATGAACGCCTTTACGCTGTGCTGAAGGACATTAAAGGGAAATTTATACTGTCCTATAATGATTGTGAGTATGTCTGGAACCATTATGAGAATTTCCATATTGAAGCGATTGAAAGAAATAATAATCTTACAGCCAGATATTCTGACAAGGATAAAAGGTATGGTGAAGTTATAATTAGTAACTATTAAAGTTAATGCCCTCAAGACCTACACAAGGGGATAAATCTTGAGGGCATTATTCAGTATTTTTTAAGTGTTTTAATTACATAATAAACACCTTGTATAAAAAATATTGAACTTACAAATGATTCTGCAACAACAATTTTTTGAAAAATTATTATATGGTCGGTTATAAACTTAATAGTAAAAAACAAATACATAAAATTAAATATTAAAGCTGAAATACTTAATATAAGCGCTATTATTATAGCTGCAAAATACTTATCTATATAGTGGTATTTCTTTAATCTTGCAATTCTTTCATTAGATAATGCGCTAATTAATATGCTTAATGCTGTAAATAGAAAACCCGCTATTACTGCGTTATAATTTGTTAAATCAATTACCTTATTTTGATCAATTTTAAAACAATTGTTTTTAAATAAAATAATAGTAATAAAAACTGATACCACAAAGAGTAAGATATTGCTCCAATAGAAACGCAGAACATTGGATTTAATTACCACAAAAATCACCTCACATATTGTAATAAGTCGCTCCTTAAATCTAAATACTTTTCATGCATTTTCGCCTTTACTATATCTTCCCAGCCTGATTCTGTTCCAAAATCAAATGAGGTTTTAGATATAAATAGATTATCCAAAAAGTCATATTCTATCATTTTCTCGTTATCATTTCTTGCCATTGCGCTAATTGAAGCATTAGTTCCGTTCCGATTATTCGTAAAAGTTCTAACCCTTTCTGATATGTTTGCCAAAATATTTCTATTATTCAATATATTTTTCCCTTTAGATCCCTTGAGAGTGATTGTAAAATTTAAAGTCTTAAGATTATTAAATGAATCAAAGTCATCTTCATGATTAACACCAAAAATATTTTGAGCCAAAGTATCATCTGTAGGAAGAGAAACACTATAGTTTATGGAATTAATTATGCGCTTATTCATTAAAAGTGCAAGACCATTTGGAGTAATAATAGGCTCAACTTTAATTTTATAATCTGGTGAAGTCATTAATGATGATAATAAAGCTAATTTTCTTATGTCAGGAGCTGCTTGAGCCTTTAAAAAAGCTATAGTAACTACTGGATTGCCATTGTTTTCTTCATAAAATGTATAAAAATATGTAAAACATTCAAAAAACTCATCAATAGATTTTTCAATATCATTCGGTTTTAAGGTATTAACATTTCTTCGTTGAAAATTTATGATATCCTTCTTTCTACCCAATTTCCCGAAAATAATAGTTGTGTTCTCATTTAATGCAAGACTTCCTATAGTGGGAAGTAAATTTATGTGGTTACCACTTGCTATTACTTCTAGCGAAAATTCGTCTCTAAATGTCATGGTATGATATTGGTTTAAGTTAGTGTTTAAAAGTCTTATAAACTCTTCTTTAAATGTAAGTGCTGGTAATGCATGTTCAACAAAAGAACCATCAGGATTAAGCTGCGTTGTTACTCTTGAAAATTGAAGCTGATAAAAATATATGGTTCCATCTTTCTTTGCCATAGTATTCCTCCTAAATTTACATAATAGTTTATTATATAACAATAATTACATTTTATAGTAGTAATCATAATAATGCAATAAATTAGAAGCAAATACTTAACTAAAAAACAGAACATATGTTCTAATGTTATTATACTATTAATGTATAATGTTTACAATAGCTACTAATAAATTTATATAAACAATGACAAAAAGAGCGAAGCCTATGCCTATGCTTCGCTCTTTTTGTCATCCATCAAAATTCCCTAGAATTTCACTTCCGTCTTTTCAAATATGGGATAACAATATTATACCATAATATTTACAAATTTAGAATATAATATTTGTTTTTAATAATGTTATGAAAATTATTTTATTAAAAAATTAAGTGGTACTTAATTGGTACACAGAAAAAATAAACCATACAATCCTTATAGATACTAGGCTGTATGGTTTATATCCTTTTCCATGGTAAGGATGAGGTCTCCAGTTCGAATCTGGATGGGAGCTCCAAAAAGAAATAGGATATCGGTTTTCGATATCCTATTTCTTTTTGGCTTTTGAAGCAAATAGAACGGAGACCAAACATATATGAAAGTGGCGCTCTGCCGCCTGAGCATGCGAAGCAAAAAGCGAGCAAAGCTGAAGATAATATTTTAAACATCTAAATTATGAGCAAAAAAGACAAGTAGTTGCAAGAACTCTTCCAGAGATTATACATTCACTTAATAGTGCAAATATCAACTATAATGTTGAAAAATTCATGTCAACATATTATGCACTAGAAAAATTCGACTATTTGATTGGAATGTGCTGTTAACAGTGATAGTAGCTATTAAGCTTTTAACGTTGAATACATGTTAAAAACTAAAATAATTCTGTGTAATTAAGTAATGTTATTTATATATAAACAACAGTAAAGTCCTTTATTTATAATAGTTTTATTATGAACAGTTTTGATAATCCGACAAATCGTACGCTAAGTTACCGCATCTAATCTCTAGTTCACTACATACTTCTTTGCGTGACTACAACTTCATTTATATAACCCTTCTTCTATATTAATACATTACTAATATGGTAGTACCAATATAAAACATTGACGATTAGGATATTTCCGTTCTGATAACTAAATAAAAATAGCTGCATCTGAACAAGATTTTCTATAATCAGAATGTAGCAATCTTATAATTTATCTGTGAAACAGGTTCTGTATAATGTTAGAAAAGGCTAATCCAGATTTTTATCTATTGATGGAAAGTCTAAAGACTAGAAAATGCTGATATCCCATATCGCTTTTAAATGTAACATAAAATTAATACAAAAAATATTGTAAATATTCATAAGATATTATAGAATGCTAATATATTACAATTTATAAATAATATTACAAAGGAGAGAAAATAATGGAAAGGAATAAGGTACTTAAGCTGCTAATAACTGGATGTATTTTTGTGACTATAGCTTCACTATCATTTAGTTCCGTATTTGGAGCAACGATAGTTAGAGACCGTTTTTATTCTATTTACAGCCCTTCAAAATTTAACGACCCATACTACCAGTACAACCCAAGCACAAATGAGGTGACTCTGTCTAGTTGGGATTACTTACAATATAAGCAAAATTGTTATGGGTATGCTTTACAAGTGTACCGTGGGGAAAAGGTAAGTAATTTTTACAAACAACAGCCTGGGGAGTTCAGAAAAGCCTCTGATGCTAGCTCAGTAAAAACACTTGCTATTTCAAACAATCCAACCCTTTTAATGACTAATGTTGTTTCAAATATGAAATTAGATGCAAAAAAACTAGGTTATACTTTGACGGAATACACTACATCATCAAGCAGCGTAGCTCAAATTTCTGGAGGTAAAAGGCTAATAGCTGTAGTCACTGGAAACACAGATTATCATTTTTACATACAGCACTCTAATGGAACATGGTCACATAAACCTGGAATAGGTAAGGTAACAAACTTATCTTTTAGTGATTCAGTAACTTTAACTAATTCTAATATTAAACAAAAAGCTAATCAGGGTGCATATGCTGGAGGCAGTTTGAAATTCTTTACTATTACTAAGGATGCTGTTGCTGATTATCCACATACTGGGGCTCCAACATCCTCATCGAGTGAGTCAATGATGCTTGATACTGATGTGGCAGGGGAGGAAAGAATAACAGCAACAACTCTGACATCTTCGACTTATTCAGTATGCAATGGTGTGTTTGACGGAAGAAATGATATTGATACTTTTGCCTTTACTGCTCCTTCTGCTGGAACATACAATATTACAACAACGTCTACCACAGACATAGATGGGTATGTGTATTCGTCTGATGATTCTTCAACTACTCCACTTGCCTCTGATGCGGCGGCTGGACAAATAAATATGACTGTAAGTTTAACACAAGGACAAACAGTTTATATTAAAATTTTTGATTACAATAACACAATAACATCTTATACTTTGTATGTTAGAAAAAATTAATTAGAGAGGTGGAATGAGATATGAAATTGAAGACAGGTGTCTTAACCACAGTATTAGCTATTACGGTGATTGGGGCTTTAACTGTTGGTGCTATTGGTGCTAACAATTTGTTTCAGATTTCCCAAGAAGAAAGTGAAGCAAATCTTAAAGCAGGTATACAGGCTAATTTAATTTCCGAAAAGGAAAAAGAAATGGATGAAAAGATAAAGAAAGAAATGTATGAAAATAATGAAAAAGTCGTTAAGTCTGATGTTAAATTGGCTCCTCAAACTCCTATAGAATTGTCCGCAGAAAAGAAAGTAGAGCTAGATAAGTGGACGAAAAAAGGACAAACGCACGTAGGTGTTTTTAAGAGGAAGGTGCAGCAAATTTCCGGTAAAATTCCAAGCGGCGCAAAAAGAGTTAGTCTAGCTGAAGCAAAGGAAATTATCGAAAATAATGATTTTGAAACAGCACTTAAGAAACTTGAAGAGATAAATATAACACCTGACTTTGAAGGTGGAAGTGGCTTATCTTTGGTAGAATATTGGTTAGATGATAACGGTACTGAAAGAATTCTTGCTGTAAAAGAAGAAAAGACCATTTTTTATAAGAAAATGGTTGATGATTTAAATGCAGAGAAAGTGGAGATTTTAAAGAAATAA